CGATACGCGCACGAATAGATTGCGCCCTGACAGCTTTATCGCCGCGCGTTGGGAACTGCTCACGCACACAATACGCACGGCGCTCCTGGGCTCGCCTTTCCAGGAACGGGCCAACGCCTGAACGGATCTGGCCAGTTTCCTCGGCGAAGCCCATCGGGCGCCAGCGGATAACCAGGTCGCAATAAGCGTCAACCCACTTGTCGGATGACGCTTGCTCTCGCCAGAGGTCGACCAGGTAGAGGTTGCCATCCGGGTCGAGGCCGACGATTGCGATGGCTGTGTAGTCGCCGCCGTTTGATGTGACGGCGTAATCGGCGCCGCCATAGAAGCGCATGGACTCGACTGGCGGGAGATGGTCGACCTCGTGAATCCATTCACGCTTGAACAGGTTGCCATCTTCAAGCGTTGGCGTCTGTTGATAGAGCGCAGACCACACGCGAGGGTCGCGCTTTGCGTCGCGCCGCATGTCGTCTGTGAACCAGTCTGGCCAGAGCGGTTCACCGATGCGACGGCCGAGCGGGTCGTCGAGTTCGGTCGCTTCCATTGGCAGGCTGATGACTTTCCACTGGTCGCCCTCTTCTTCTAGAAGGCGAGCGGCGAGGTCATCGGCGTGCCAGCGCGTCATGATAAGAATCACAGCGGCGCCAGGCTTTAAGCGTGTGGACAAATCGAATTTGAACCATTCGTGCTGTTTGTCACGAATGAGCAAGCTGTCGGCGTCTTCACGCGAGCGCACGGGGTCGTCGATGATAGCGAGGTCAGCGCGTCGACCAGTGACAGACCCGCCGACGCCGGCTGCGTAATATTCGCCGCCAGCGGCGGTGTCCCATCGTCCTGCGGCCATACTCTCGCCGGACAGTCCGACGCCGATGACCTTAGAATGCTCTGCGACGAGGCCGCGCACTTTGCGACCAAACCGTTCCGCCAATTCCGCCGTGTGCGACGCTGCGATGACGCTGGCCTTTGGGTGTTGCCCAAAGAACCATGCGGGGAACAGCACGGATGCGTAGGTTGATTTTGCCGAGCCAGGCGGCAAGAACAACGCCAATCGCTTCACCTTGCCACATGCTACGTTTTCCAGTTCCCGGATGATTAGCTTGTGATGCTCTGCCGGCTCGTAACCGCAGACTCGGCAAAATTCAGTGAATGACGTTCTGGCTGCTCGCCTTCTCTTCTCGTTTTCCAGGCGCGACAGCAGCGCTGTCCGCTGTTCTGACGATATTGATAAGGCGTTCAAGTTCGTCATCGCTCATTTCCGAAATGCCGTCGGTTTTGACCTCAACCTGTTTCGGGAGAATGGACGCGACGACTTTGACGTAAGCGGCGGGATTATCGGTGCGGCAGTCTTTGAGAGCCTGCGCGCCGTTTTTTTTCCAGTCGGCATAGAGGTCGTCCAGGAACGCCTCGCCGAGTTTATTGCGCGATCCTTTGGGCCGACCGCCGCCGCTATTGCCGGTTACGAATCGGCCCGTCTTTTTGTCCTTGCCGTTTTCGGCCTCGACAGTTTCGACGATCATTATTCGCCCTTTTCACCGACGATTGCATGACCGACGCATCCGCCCAAATCAGCGATTGGCGTGATTAGTTTGGCGTCTAGCTGCTTGCGCAAGAGTTCGATTTCTCGTCTGGCCTCGAACAAGTCTTTGGCCTGGTCTTCGAGTTCAGCGATCAATTCGATTTCGCGTTCCGTGTGCAGCGCCGGTTTGGCGGGTTTACGGAGCGGGAGTTTTGCGAGCAGCTTGTCGAGCATGGTGTCGCCATAGGCGCGCGAAATCGCCAGGCTTTTTGGCCTGGTTGTCAGCGCGCGACGTTGATGGGATTTTTTGCCGGATTCCGGCGGTTGCCAGAAAGGGCCATAAGTCGTGGCCACTGTCAAGCCCCCTGCCGCCCATTTGGGTGGCGATTGGTCTGTCCGATGGCGGTCATGCCCTCTGCGTCGAGCAGGGCGTCTAGCGCTTCGACCAGGCGACCGAGGATGTAGCCGTCTCCGGGGCGTCCGGCTGCGACGAACTGCGACCCGTCTCTGCGCCACCGCCTGGCCGTCTCTCCGATGCCCCTTCCCTCGCCACAAACGGCCACCAGTAGCAAGAAACCGATTAGACCCACCTTACCAGCCGCGATGCGGTTAAGCCACTCCATGGCCTCCGCTGCCCCGTCTGAAAGCGATCCCGGTGACGACCTTCCCCCATCGACGCGCAGTTTGCCGGGGTCGACGGTTGTTTGCCCACCGATGGCGGCGATTTCCCATTTTGCTCGGAAGCGTTCTCCGGCGAGTTTTTGGGCTTCGGTGATGCGTCCGGAATTGGCGAGGATGTGGAGCGGGTGTTCGCGCATGTTTCGCACGACGGCGAGTTTGGCGCCTGGCTCGAACGGGTCGGCGACGAGTGCTGCGGCGACGACTGGCCGCTGGCCGTGATTAGTCGGCTGCGGTCTGGTCTTGGATGATGGCACTGGGCGCGTCCTCTCGGCTGGCGTCCGGTGCGATGTGTGGTGCGGCGACTCACGTTGTGCGTGGCGCCTAACCATTGGTCAAGCGGGCTGACCTATTTGACGATCCAAACTCTGACGCCTTTGACGCCGCCTTCGACGACCGTGCGGGTTGTCACCTTGCGGCCGATGATATTCGCCCGAACATGCGCCTTAGTGCCAAACTCTGACGACTTAGCGCCGGGGACGAAAAACGAGTCGCCGACGGCCATCGCATTCAACGGGTATTTCGAGATCGAGAAGGCGTTCGGGTCGCTGTCGTCGAAAACACGACCCTTCGGCGGCGGTGGAATATTTCGGTCGATTGAAATGCTGCTCATTGGTCACCTCTATTAGCTGTATCAGCTAAATCTATATAACCATTCTGTTAAGATATTACCAGTATTTAAATCTAATTTTCTTATTATTCAGTTTTGGTAACCGGCCGAGGCCGGGTGCAGACGTGTATAATTTTCCCTTAATAGCCCCCGCCCTTTTTTGTTAGTTTACTAATAAAAAAACAAAAAAAATATCTAATATACTATAGGTTTCCTACGAATGTAAACATCAGGTATTCTGTGGCCTTCAAGACTGCATAAATGCATATATGTAGACAGATTTATCCTTCTGCAAATCGACACGAAAAAGGGCCGTGCATACTGTTATGCACGACCCCCCTTCTCTATGCGGAAACTATCTAAACCAAGCGATAACCCATTACCTTTTTGGTATGCTTCGATGGGTCCGTGATGTCGACCTCTTCGATGGCGCCGACGCTGATGAGGCCGTCCAAGATCTCGGTAAGGTATTTGACGGCCACCGTCGTTCCGATGTGGCCGTGAATATCGCGCTTGGTCTTGGCCACCTTCCGACTCTCGCCTTTACGAACCCTTTCGAGGTATCGGATGACGCGCTTGCTGTATCGCTCACGGTCATTCTCGGCGACCTTTTCGTCCGCCTCTTCGAACATTTGAGCGACCGACTGCATGACCAGCGCCTCGGCCCAGGCGAGGTCGTCCACTGTCACCGCCGGCGCCTGGGGGTTGATCCCCACCGCCCGCACAGTAGCGATACGCACGGCCATTTCTGCTGACCTGGCGAGATACATTTCCTGCCTGGGGTCCGCTTCCATCGCCGCAGCAACGCGCACACGAATAGCCTGATAAGCCTGTTCGGCCTCTTCGCTGGCCCAGGGGACGTGATGCGGTTCCGCCGTCAGCCTGGTCGTCCCTGTCCCGGAGAACTGGCTGTCCGCCAGGTCGCCCAGGCGCACCTTGATGGCCCGCAGCTTGTCGACAATGCTGTCCGGAATCTCGTGGCGCATGGTCTTCGGCGTCGAGGCCGATGGCCGCGTCTCATTCTTCAAAATGAGAAAGCGATTCAGAAGGCCGTTCGAGATGTCAGCTTTGGTGAGATTGTCGAACAGTTCGCCGGCTGTGGACACGCCGAAGATGGTCAACGCTGGCGCATAGAGGGTTACGGCGTCGGCGTTCGCCCTGCCGGTCATCTTCATGGCGCCCGGCCCAGCAGACCAAAGACTGCGCAACAG